AAGAGATTGCGGAGTTGCGAGCGGCATTAGTCCTGCCAGCCGTAGTGACTCCTGTCGCACAACCCGCTGGAACGACAAGCCAAATTGATCAGTGGGCAGGAGCGAAAAGGACAATTCAGTCTTGGATTGCCTACGGGATGCATAGTGATGTCACTGATTACATTGCTCACCTTGAGGTGCAATCATGACCACCGCAACAATGACGGCACCACTGTTTACCGCCGCCGAAACATTTCTGGCCGCACGCGAATTGAGATTCAACCTGGCCGAAATCACCCTGATCAGCATGATGCCCGAACGTGCTGGCAAGTACAAGTTCGCCATCGACTATGCACGAAAGGAAACCGAACGGGCACTGGCTCGCAACCTGGCTGCCGATCCTGACGCTGACCCAGCTGCGATCGTAGCGGCAATGAACCACCACCCTTACGACCGCATCGTTTCGCTCGGTTCTGACAAGGATGGGAACGAGTTTTTGGTGGAAGAGTCCCAGGCAGGTCGGCACTGGACAGCCCACCCTGAGCAACTGACATAAGATCAGTCCCGTTAGCCGCCGTCAGTGGGTCAAGGGGGTCTATTTCCCCGGGTGGGTTCGATTCCCACCAGCGGCTTGTCAGGCTGGCCGATAACCAGTGCTGACTGACTCCTGATTAGTTGATTCCGATCCTGTTTCTCCGGCACCAGCCGGGCAAGATCACTTGGGCTAAAGGGGAGTTGACCAATCACACTCGCGCCGGTGGCTTCATACACCACCGGCACTCACTCAACATGGAGGTTGCAACGATGCTAGTCCTGAAAAGATCCGTCAACGAAGAGATCATCATCACAATCAACGGATACATGGTCACGGTCGTCGTGGCTGAGGCTCGGGACGGTGCGGTCAAGTTAGGCTTCACGGCTCCACCGGCGGTCATTGTCGATCGGCGGGAAGTGTGGGAGCGGAAGCAGAGGATTGCGGTAACTAAGTAACAAGGCAAGGTTCAACAATGAGCGTCATTTCATCTGTACTACAGTTCACCGATAAGGCGATTTACGAGGAGTCCATCCAGACTCTTAAACTCAGAGGGCTTTCGACATCGTACCTGCAAAGGCGATACAGGATCGGCTACGGCCGAGCTGCCAGGATCATGGATCAGTTGCGAGACAATGGTTTCGCAGCTCCGATCACTTCACAGTTGATTCGGGCTGAGGCAGGGTCACGCCTGATTTTTGACAACCCTGAATCGGTTGTCGATGACCTTCTGCTGAATGCCGGGATTCGGCCTCGCGTTGTGGAAACCCAAATTCGCACACGGATTCTTGAAATTGGCCCTGACGAGGCCAGAGCCTTACTTGCGGCCAATTACAAAAACAGGACGATCAGGCCAGATGTGGTTCAGAGATATGCCAAGCAAATGCAGGAAGGTGAGTGGCTTTTGGCCCACCAAGGTATCGCTTTCTCCAAGTCAGGTCGCGGGCTTGACCTTCAGCACCGACTTCTTGCGGTTATTAAGTCTGGGTGCACGATTCAAGTGATGGTCTCTGAGGGCCTCGATGACAAGGTTTTCGAAATTGTTGACAAGCACTCAAAAAGGTCCACTGCGGACTCTCTCGAAGAAAGATTGCAGCACGTATCAATTGCCCATTTACTTCTTAGGATTCACGAGGCCGAAAAAAGATTTCATACCGAGAGTTACGTCAAAGACTTTGTGAATCTCTTTCGGGGAGAGATGGATGCGTTGTTTTCTCAGAAAATTAAAAAAGTCAAGATCGTGACAAGTACGACAGTCAGGGCCGCTCTAGTATTGCAAATGGCATTAATGCCAAAGCACGCGACAACAATGCTGAAAAAACTTCGAGACCTAGCAAACCACGAAACCCAGGGTTATACGCCAATGATGTACGCTTTTGAGAGCGCAATTTTCGCGGGACGATTAAGCGCAACTTCATCCGAAGGTAAGATTGAGTTGTTTGCAAAAGCAGGCAAAGTATTCAATCCAAAGTACGACTCGGCTACCAAGATAGTTTCCGACGCCTCGACTGTCAGTTCAATAAAAAGCCAGCTTGCAGACATTGTCAGCGAGCGGACAGCTTCTAGCCACTGACTGATCACCCGCAACAATCTAAGGCAATCATGACCCTCACCAGCGCGACGAACCAACGTATCGCGATCGTTTGTCAGCACAAACGGGAGAACCCTGACAGCAACTTCCCAGACGATCGCGACCTTGATGCCGAGGTGCCAGGCAGCGGTGAACTGATCAGGCGGCTAGGGACGATCATTGAGCATCACCAGCAGCACAAGATCAGAAGCGGCGGGACGATCGGCATCAGTTATTGCAGGTCGCACCGATCCTTCGCCGTCCATGTCGGCAACGGGAATCATCGGTACGGCTACTACACAGCCAAGGAAGCGGCGGCGGCATATGACGCGGCTGCGATTGCGAGATACGGTGAGGACGCGGTCCTGAACGACCCAGACGCGGTGGACACACTCGAACTAGATGTGAGGGACAAAATACTATCGACAATCCATTAATCAGCCTTTTTGCGCTGGAAAATGATCGACACTTTCGCGGTGAGACGCTTGTTGCGCTGAGGGAAGCGTTGCAAACGGTACTCGACAAAAGGATCGGCTACGAGCGTTTTTCAGCCTATCTGGACCCCCGCTCACAACGGACCGAAATACTTTTCACCCGCCGCGGCAATCTGGCGTGGTTTGTTTTAGACAAGCCGAACGATGCCGACCTATTGCAGTTCGCACGCGATCTCAAGTGGATGTGCCATCTTGATCCGCAATTGGCAGACTTTTCACCGTTACAGGAGGCATCGATCCGATGCACAGCATGACTGGAATATTCGAGATGCTCTTGCTGCCATTTACGGGCCTGATGCTGCTAATCGTGGCAAGGTGCTGCTATTCCGAATCGATGGACACATGGCAAGAGTGGAGGCGAGGAAGATGACACCGCTTGAGAAAGAACTACTAACGCCGCAAGTCGTTGGCGATTGGAAACGTATTGCAACTATGCAACTGGAAAACAAACGGGAACGCATCACGATTCCCACGACTCTACTACTTGCCATGATCATCAAGATTCAAGCTAACGAGGTCACGCATGCTCTGGAAGGAGCCAACAAATGACACCGCATGATTTTATCGCCAGCCTAGAGCATGGCGAGGCCAAGGCTGCGGCACTGGCCGTTTACAACCTGATGACGCCGGTGTGGATCGAAATTACTGACGATCCGGCCACACTGCCTGAAGTTTGCACGGTCGTGATTATCCGCAAGTATACGGGTAATGAGTGGTTCGGGCTGCGTACTGTCAACAATAAATGGGAGCCCGTTTGGGTCGAATCCGCGAACATGCGCTGGGACAAGCCGGTCCAGACTTTTCAAATCAGCGGTTCGCCGAAAGCTAGTTCACCCACACACTGGAGGCTGATTTAATGCACGCATGGATCACCCTGGACGGCTCGCCCGATAAACTGCCGCCGCCTTTCCAATTGATCGTGATCAGGACTACCGAAGGTTTTGAGTTCCTGGCCACCCGTGATGCGGAGCCGGAAAAATATAGCGACTGGTGCTGGTCGAAAGTTGTCGAACCGTATTGGGACACGGACAAGCAATGCATAGTCTTCGACAAGGCTGAGCTGGAACCACAGGACTGGATTGTCACACACTGGAGGCCGATAGCATGACACCACACTTGCAAGCACTCTCGTCAGCGTTTGGGGCTGAGATTGACGACCATCTTGAACGAATGCGAGAGGCGAAATCGCAACACGACCCGATCAAACACCCGAAACATTACACCAGCCATCCGAGCGGCATCGAACCAATCGAGATTTGCGCTTACGAGACTTTTTATCGTGGCAACATCCTCAAATATGTCATACGGGCACCGTACAAAGGGTGCGAGTTGCAGGATCTCAAAAAGGCACGGCAATATCTCGATTGGGAAATCAGTCGAGTAGAGGAGTCAGACGCATGACAATCATCGGCATCGACCCCGGCAGCACGCATTCTGGAATCTGCATTATCGGACCGATCGTTGGCACGGCCAATATCAAATTGCCAAATATCATGTCGGCTGACAAAATCTGTAACGACGAACTTCGCCGAACGTTGCGATCCGGATGGGCTAGGCACTGCGAGATTGCGATTGAAGATTTTATTTCTTATCAATTCGGGAAGTCATCGGATGCTACCAGCCAGTTTATCGGCATGGTGAAAGTTACAGCCGAGTACGAGCAAATACCGCTCACCGTCTACACTCGGCGTGATTACGGTCAATGGATCACCGCCGGTGGTAAACTCACTGACGCGACACTGAGAGCTGGCTTAGAGTCAATCTACGGGCCGTCCGGTAAAAAGGGTGATCCACTCTACCTGCTCAGGGGAGCAACGGACAAACGATCGGCGTTCGCGATTGCCAAGTATCACGAGTTCATGATGTCACGCGTGGCCGTGGCAGGTGGTGTGTGATTTCGGTGTGATCGGTGGTAAGATAGTTGCGTTGGTTACTTACGGAGACACGCATGAAGATCAAGACAGTTGCCATCGGTTCGATATCTCAAGACCCTGCGAACCTGCGAAAGCACGGGGAGCGGAACATTGACGCGATCGTTGCCAGCCTACGCAAGTTTGGGCAGCAACACCCGATTGTGATCGACTCCAAGGGCATCATCCTATCGGGCAACGGTCGCTACATGGCCGCAGTCAAACTAGGGTGGAGCGATATCAAGGTGGTCGAATCGTCGCTCACTGGATCGGCTGCCACCGCTTACGCTATCGCTGACAACCGGACGGCAGAACTGGCCGAGTGGGATACCACGGCGCTGGCTGAGACCTTGCGGGCGTTGCAATCGGAGGAGTTCGATACCACGGCGGCGGGGTATACTGATGGCGAGATTGATGCGTTGGTGGAGGGGTTGGGGAGCGAGTTGCTTGGGGCGGATAAAGAGATCGTTGAAGATGAGATTCCGGAACCACCCGTTGACCCGATCACCAGGGCTGGCGATCTGTGGATTCTTGGTGAACACCGGGTGCTTTGTGGCGACTCGACGAAGGCGGCGGATGTGGCACGTTTGATGGATGGTGTGAAAGCTGGCTGCCTGATAACCGATCCACCTTATGGGATTGACTGGCAAGGGTCGAACGCATCAACGCTCAAATGGGAGGGGATACAAAACGACACCGGTCAATTAGATCTTTTACCGATCCTGTCATCTTATGATGTGGTCGTTTCGTTTGGTGCAAATTGTTACCCACATCAGCTACCACATCGCGGACGGTGGATAGTGTGGGACAAGAGAGTTAATGAAAATGCGGACAAAATGATAGGCTCTCCGTTTGAATTAGCATGGTCAAGTAAATCATCAGGATTCGACAAGATTTATCGAGTAATGCACGGCGGAGTGGTCAACGCAGACGGACACAACGCAAGGCGAGAACATCCGACACAAAAGCCAATCAAGTTACTGGCGGCGGTGATTAAAGATTTCGCAGAGGGGCTGATACTAGATTTGTTCCTTGGGTCGGGAACTACATTGCTTGCCGCCCAACAACTCAACCGCAAGTGCTACGGCATGGAAATCAGCCCCCAATATTGTGACGTGATCGTCAAACGGTGGGAGAATCTGACAGGGATGGTAGCCGTTCGAGAACCTCACCTGAGAATAGGCTAATAACACGCTATGCCAACACCACCACCACCCGAACACACACGATGGGCTAAAGGCGTATCTGGCAACCCCGGTGGGCGGCCTAAGAAACGCTTTACGGACGTGCTTGAGAGACGCTTGGACACCCGGCCAGATTTAGTGGAAGGCTTTATTACGGTCGCGATCCAGAACGCCTTGAAAGGCGACTTTCGTTTCTGGTCAGCAATTTATGACCGTGTCGAGGGCAAGCTGGCAAATCCCATTTCGGTTGAACAAATCAGCACCGACGATTACGGCATCCTAGTCGAGTTACCCAAACCGGAAGTCACCGATGGCGAAAAAAACATTACTTCAGGCGACTGACCCACAGAAGCAATTTTGGGCTGACGAATCGAAGTTCACGGCCTTTGTCGGCGGCATCGGCAGCGGCAAAACTTTTGCAGGTGCGTTAAAGGTGCTCACCATGCCATCCAACAGCACCGGCATGGTATTGGCTCCAACATTCCCCATGTTGCGAACCGCATCACTCAGGGCATTTTTAGAGATTGCAAGACCTGCGGGATTGATCGAATCGTTCAACAAATCCGATTATGAAATGGTGCTCAAAGGCAACCGGACGATTTACTGGCGATCGGCTGACAACCCCGACCGGCTCCGTGGTCCTAACTTGGGGTGGGTCTGGATGGACGAGTCAGCGATGATGGACGAGGAAACATGGCTTATCGCGATCGGTCGCTTAAGGCAATCACCCGGTCAAGCGTGGATGACCAGCACGCCCAGGGGGACGCGTCATTGGCTTTACGATCTCGTCAAAAAGGCTCACGTTTCCGTCACCACAGCGACATCGGCAAGCAACTTGTTCAACCCCGACGACTTCGTTTCGTCCGTCTCGTCAATCGGCTCCGCGGACTGGCAACGGCAAGAACTTGGTGGCGAGTTCGTTGAACCGGGCGGGACTCTCTACAAACGGCACTGGTTCCAGTCGGTGGAGCAGCTGCCAGACGGTGAACGATTATCAGTCCGATCATGGGACACCGCAGCCACCAGTGGTGGCGGCGATCATTCGGTGGGCTTGCGGATGCACAAAATCGACGGCAAGTATTTTGTCGATTCCGTGATCCGTGGCCAGTGGGGACCTGACGAGCTGGACAAGATCCAGCAGCAGACAGCCGAGACCGACGGGCAGGATGTCTCGATTATTCTCGAACGCGAACCGGGATCGGCGGGCAAGCGAATCAACCAATACACACGACTTGCTTTGTCTGATTACCACGTGGTCGAAGAGAGTCACACCGGCGGCAAGTATCAGCGAGCGTTACCATCGGCCAAGGAAGCGGCTCGCGGCGGGATCGTGATGGTCAAGGGCAACTGGATCACCGCATTTCTCGATGAGATCGCTGACTTCAACGGCGAAAAAGATCAGGTGGACGACCAGGTGGATGGGCTTTCGCTGGCCTTCAATTACCTATTCAGGAAAGTGGGCGTATCGCTCTAATCCAAAAAGAGTTAAGATATGGGCTGATAATTACTTGATTCCGGCTTAGGAGCACCACCGTGAACTACTTTGGACAGATGATCAGCGGCCTCACAAACGGCGTCAAAACGCTCTTCTCAGGGCGTGGTGGTGGTGGATCGGTCTACGCACAACGTGCCAGGCAGATCCCATCGGCACGATTCGACTGGATCTCTGAGGCCGGTGATTTCCGACAGAATCCAGTAGTCGCACTGGGGCTGGACTGGATCACCCGCAATATCACCAGCGTACCCTTGAAACTCTATATCAAAACCAAGTTTGGCGAGGAAGTGGAACTGGAAGGCCACCCCGTTTTGGACATCCTCAAATGCCCTAACCCGATCTACTCCGGCCACGCTCTGATCAGTGCGATCGTAACCGACTTGATGACCAGTGGCACGGCGTTCGGTTACATCGCCAACACCAACGCGGGCAGTGTCGGTGAGCTGTACTGGATGGACGCCAGACAGATGGCACCGGACTTCCCCACCGATGGCAGCCGATGGCTGAACCAGTGGAAATATCTGCCTGCTGGAACGGGCCGAATCGAAGTCTTTACGCCCGATCAAATGATCGTGTTCAAGCGTGGAATCGACTCGTGGAACGACCGGCTTGGCTACACTCCACTGTTGGCGTGTTGTCGTGAAATCGCTCTCGTGAACATGCTTTCCGGCTACACCGGGGCGATTTTGAAGAACGCTGGCGTGACGAATATCGTCGTCACTCCCACCGGCGAATCCGTGATTCAGGAAAAGCAACGGGACCAACTTCGCACGACGATCATGGACAGCATCGGCATGGACAGCCAAGGCAAGCCGCTTGTTTTCTCGAGTCCGGTGAACGTCTCCAGCCTCGGAACCATGCCACGCGACATGATGCTCACGGATGTGGACATGCACGCGGTCGCACGCATCACATCGGCAATGGGCCTGTCTCCCATGCTTCTGGGACTTCCTGACCCGGGCAAGACTTACAGCAATTATCGTGAGGCACAACGGGCCGCCTGGATCAACTCAATCGTGCCGTTTCAAGAGTTGATCCGGCAGACGCTGAACGAACGACTTTTGAGCATTTACGACCCGTCCGGTCGGTTGCAACTCAAATGGGATTACGCCAACGTCGAAGCACTGGCCGAGGATCAAAAGGCTCAGGCCGATCGTGCCGTGAACCTGTACAAGACCGGGCTGATCACGCGAAACGAAGGGCGTCGGATCGTCGCCTTGGAACCGACCGAAGATGGTGACAATTATTTCACGGACAACTCACCAGCAGGAGGCGCATTTGATGGCCAAAAGCAAATCCAGAATGCTGAGTCTGAAGCCTGATCCGGTCAAGGTAAAAGACGAGGAGCGAATATTCCAGTCGGTCTCCAAATTGCTCGCCACGGTTTGGTGGCGACTGGAGCCGATCTACCGGATCAAGTTTGAGACCGCATCAGGTTACGACCGGAAGCAGATGTCCAACCCGATGCGTGTCCACATCACGCACGACATCGCTGATCCGCTGCTTAAACAGTTCGTCGTAAACATCTTGGGTATCTTCGATGCGTCGGCACGGAAAGCACGAGTCAGGCTAGGTCAGCAGGATGTGGCCGACTGGGATATCCGCAATGTCTCGGTCTATGATCAGATCAAGCGGCACGAAATCCGGCTCGCCATGTCCACGATTGATGACATCCAAGCCAGCACCGCAGACGAGGCTCAGCGGCTCATCAAGCAAATGCAGCAGGATCTGCTCGAAGGTCAAAAGGCAGGCGATACCCTCAAAGACAAGACCGATCGCCTGGCCAAATATTTCGGCGAAATGGCACGCTGGAAAGCTCGCCGGATTGCCATCACCGAATCATCGCGTGGCCAGAATTATGGCTTTCTGGCTGGAACCGAGGACATGGACACGGTGGCCGGATATCGCTGGATGTTGTCCTCAGACGCCTGCGAACAGTGCCACCGGGTCGGGACCATCAACGGGCGTCCAAGACTCGTCAAAAAGGGTCAACCGTTTGCAACGGGGCAAGCGTCCGAGGATTATTACGCCACCATCCAGTGTCCTCCACTGCACCCCGGCTGCCGCTGTAGCGTGTCGGCAGTGATCGACGACGAGCAACCGACTAAATGGGATGACACGATCGCCGATTAGTGATACACTTGAACCGTAATTGATTACTTACCCCACTGAGGCCGCCGCCATGCTCAAAACTACCGAGATCACCGTCAAGGCCAGTCAAGGCGGTTTTGAAGGCTACGCCAGCACCTTTTACAGCCTTGACCGGGCTGGTGATGTGGTTATGCCAGGGTGTTATCAGGACTGCCTGAAAACGTTCTTGTCTGACAACTTCATTGGCGGATCAATGCACAATTGGTCAGCACCATTGGGTAAATATACAGACGCTTGGGAGGATTCCAAAGGGCTATTTGTCAAAGCGAAATTCAGCGACATCGCAGCTGCGAAAGAGATGCGGACGCTGATCAGTGACGGCGTCATCAAGATGCTCTCTGTGGGCATGGAACCGCTTAAGGTGTCCAATGTTACACCGACCGAGTTGAAAGCGATCTGGGACAAGGCTGGATACGCTCCTGACGAGGCCGACTTGAGACGGCTAAAGAACGCCAAGACAATTCGATTGATCGAAAAGGCTAATTTACTGGAGGTTTCGCCCGTGACAGTTCCCGCCAATAGCAACGCCAGAATTATGGCATTTAAAAGCTGGGACGCTTGCCCACCAGCATTCAAGAACTTTGTCAATCGTGCCCTACAGTCGGCACGCCAGATGGTCGGGACCGACCTGAAAGCCGGTCGCGTGTTGTCTGGTAAAAACGAGTTGAAACTAAAGGCGATGTTGGAGGTCTTGGCGAGTGTCACCGAAGAGATTGAAAACCTCCTGAATCTGGTCAGTCAATCACCGATGGATGCAACCGAAGAGGCTGAAGAAGAAGTGGAAGATGTTCCGGAAAAGAAGTCGCACGAGGTGGGCGTGATTGAGGCGCAACGGCTGGCACTCTTGATGGAAATGGTGTGAATCATGGCCGCAGGATCATATCAGATCGTTGACATCGAACAGGGTGCTGACTGGAATTTGTATTTGATATTTCAGGAGGCGAACGGCACGGCCACGAACCTGACCGGATGCTCGCTGAAAATGAAGATCAAGACCGATTACACCGCAAACAACGGAACTCTTGTCGCCAATCTGACAACCCCATCCGGCGGCATTTCGATCACATCTCTGGTCGGTGGACTGGCAACGGCTACGATGAATGCGGCATTCACCAGCAATCTGACTGCTGGAAACTACCTGTACGACCTAAAATTGATATCGCCCACAGGCTTGATTGACCGTGAATTTCAGGGCGGTGCCGTGGTCTTGCCGGGGGTAACGGACTGACATGGCACAATCAATTATCATCCGCAAATCGGCTGGCAACACGCTCATGATACGGGCGTCAAATAGCTTTACCACGCTCGGTGGTGTGTCCACGCCCGCGACGACCACCACGATCGGCGGCGTGATCGTCGGAACCGGGCTATCAGTCACCGGCAACGGCGTGCTTTCGGCTAACGGCACGGCGAATTTGCCCTGGGCGAATATCACCAGCAAACCAACATTTGCAACCGTGGCTACCAGTGGACTTTATAGCGACCTGACTGGCACGCCTAATCTGGGTGTCTATCTGACGACCGCTAATGCAGCGACAACTTACCTGCCATCGGCCAATTTCAGCTTTGCCAATATCACGGGCAAACCAAGCACTTTGGGCGGTTATAATATCACCGACGGTCTACTTGCTACCACGGCAGCATCAACCTATCTGACGATCAGCACAGCGGCAACGACTTACGCTCTCCAATCTACAACGATCTCAAACGGCACAGGATTGACGGGCGGCGGCTCGCTGGCGTTAAGTCGCACGCTGTCGCTTGCAAACACGGCTGTAACGGCTGGTGTTTACGGATCGTCCACGTTAGTGCCAGTCATCACGGTGGACGCACAAGGTCGGATCACGTCGGCTAGCACGGTGGCCGTCTCAGGCGGCGGTGGTGGGGTCACATCGGTGACGGGCGGGACGGGGATCACGGTCACAGGCACGACCACCCCGTCAATTGCAATTGATTCGGCGGTTGTTGCCACGCTGACGGGTACGCAGACGCTGACAAACAAGTCAATTGCAGCCGAACAACTCAACAGCGGCACGCTTGCAAACGCTCGTTTGGGTGTTTCAAGTACCACCCTGACCTACGCAGCAAGCGTCACATGGGCTGCGGATTACCTCAAAGTTGCAACGATCACGCTCACCGGTGCATGCTCTCTAACGATATCAGGACTGACAGCGGGTGGGACATATAATCTGATAGTCAAACAAGATGCAACCGGATCAAGGCTGATGACATGGCCCACGATCAAGTGGTCGGCGGGTGCTGCTCCGGTGCTTTCGACGGCGGCTAATGCGATTGATATCGTGTCGCTGATTTATGATGGCACAACCTTGTTTGGCACGGCCCTGAAGGGCTTTGCCTAATGTTAATGCCGTTCGCATTTCAACAGTCTGGTGCAGTCGTCTTTGATCCAGCCTCGATCTCTGGATTAACGCATCGCTATTCGGCTTCAGGTGCAGCCTCGGGGCTGTCTGGCAGTTTCGTGACATCTTGGACCGATGCCGTATCTGGTGTCAACATGGTTCAATCGACAGCAGGCCGGCAACCGATCTACATCGCGTCATCTTACGACTTCAACGGCCAGCCAGTGGTCAGGTTTTCATCCGGCAAGGTACTGGCTTCCACATCGCTTTCGAGCGTGTTTGGATCGGCCAATCGAACCGTGTTTGTCATTGCTAAAACAAATGCCACCGGCGATGTAACTTACGGCGACAATCTATTCGCCACCGATGACGCTCCGATTGCAAGTTACAACTCCAACACGTGGCCTTATTACTTGCCAAAAGCGATTTCAACGCGAGGTATCCACGGCTGGGCAAGTGCTTCGTCGTTCTATGGCGAACAGCCTGTTTCCAAGCCAATAACAATAGTCTGGCGACAAAACAGCGGAACGATAACCTTCAGACGAGAACAGACAACCTTAATTAACGCAGCATTTTCGGTATCTGGTAATCAAGGCTACTGCGTCGCTGGAAAAGGGATGCAAAATACCGGACACGATTCCGATTGCGATATCTCGGAGATTCTGGTGTACAATCGGGCCTTGTCGGATGCGGAAATCACACAGGTCGAAAATTACGCCATCGCGAGATACAATCTAGGATCTTATGGGACACTCCCAGTCACCGGCGCAGCCCTCTGGCTCGACGCCAGCCGCAGCGACACGCTGTACACCGACAACGCACTGACCACGGCAGCCACAACCGACAATGGGCCAATCGGCGGCTGGAGAGATTTGAGCGGCAATAATCGGCACGCATTGCAAACCGGCACCAATCGACCGACTTGGCGAACGCCAATCAACGGACTTAATGGGCTGGGGGCGATGAGTTTTAACGGGGCAACGCAATTTTTTGCAGTGTCGAATACGATTGGCTGGGGCTTGGTGTATTCGGGGAATTTCACGATTAGTTTTATCCACAAGGTCTCGTCGGTCACGGGTGGCATCCTGATTAGCCATGACAACGGGCCAGGTGTCGTACCGAAGTGGACGATTGGTTACGGAAGCAACGGCATCGTTGGGTCCGGATTTATTGGTTTGCATTACAACGGTGGGGTTGACCTAGCCAACGCTGGCACCGGGTCCGCTGCCACTATCGTTGCTGCTACCGTCAAAGTTACATGGACTCCAACGGTAGGCCAGACTTATCAAATCACAGTCGCTCGAAGCGGTAATAATCACTTAATTTACGTCGACGGCGTTCAAGTGGGTTCAACGCAGGTGTCTACTGTCAGGCCTGGTAATCCAACGGTCAACGCATCCGTAGGATGGGCAGAAGGCGCATCTGCTACTTTTATCGGTGGATCTATCGCCGAGACGCTCGTTTATCTTAGCGGTCTAAATGCAACTCAACTCGCCAGCGTCAAATCTTATCTGTCAGCCAAGTGGGGGACACCATGACTCAAATCCCCCTTCGCATCTATTTCGCCGTCCTGCCAGCCAATCGCCAAACCTTCGCCGACTGCTTGTCAGGCAATCTCTCAGAGGCGTCAATCCGGCTAAAAGAAGTTGCAACTGGCGATGAATGGTGGGGTTCAAACGGTGGACTCTATTATCAGTCCCCGAATGAAATCAACCGAACATGTCTAAATCAGGCTCTGGCGTGGTTTCTGGCGATTGGATTTCAAGCCGATATCGGAGTTGATAGCAACGGCGAACCGATCACGATTGCATTTCCGGACGGAATCATCGTTGATGGAAACGCACCAATCACGGTGCCAGGCAGTCCAGATCCCGGCTTTGATGCGTTCATCTCGGCTTGTGGATTGGAATTGTGGACAGACACACCAGCACCACCAAACGGGAACGCCACATGATCACCCTACTCGCCACGCTCCTGCTCACGTTCGCCCCACCCTTTGAAGCCAAGGTGGTAGCCGTTTACGATGGTGACACGATCACCGTGCGAACCGACGAAACAATTAAGATCAGGCTGGACGGCATCGACTCGCCAGAATTGAAACAACCGTTCGGACAGGCCAGTAAACAAGCCATGTCGGGCTTGGTGTTCGGCCAAACCGTCACCATCAAACCGGGCAAAAAAGACCGTTACGGGCGACTGCTGGCGAGAGTTGAAATCGGTGGTAAAGATGCCAGTCTGACGATGGTCGAAACTGGCATGGCCCACTGGTACGAGCAGTACGCCAAGCACGACACGCAATTACAATCCGCTCAGGCACAAGCCAAGACAGCCAGACGGGGCTTGTGGTCAGATCCCAATGTGCAACCACCTTGGGAGTTTCGCAAGAAGAAACCGCAAACGAAAGGTGAATAACGTGATTAAAGACGTTTTGGGTCAAGTCAACTACGACCAAGCACGTTCGACGATTTTGACGGCGATCATCACTGGAGCCATCACAGCCGTGGGTGTGATCCAGACGGACCTGCCCCGAATTGTGGACTCGCTCGCACCTCTTGGAATTGCAATCACATTTGCAATTGCTCAAATTGCACGTTACCTCGCTTCAGGCGATAAACTCCCACCCTCGTTGAGCTAATCACCAATGCAACCGGCGCCGACAACAAGTATCTGGGATGGAACTGTTATCGCGATCCCGTTTTGGTTCGTATATTCCGGTTACAGCCTCGCTGAGGCTGTTGCACCACCGGAGGTTACGACCATGCACGTGATAATATCGGCCATCCCCGGCGTCATCGCTGGCTATGTTGGCTGGATACAGGTTAAAGCCCTCATCAAGCACCGTGGCGACACGATTGCTTTGAAACGCGAGAAACTCCAGATGGAGTTCAAATTAAAACAGATCGGCCATGACAAGTTCAGTCATGAGCGATACAAATCCGAAAACATTTCGGACGCAGACGACACGCCCTGACTTCGTGATGTTCCCGAAATCTGTTTCGGGAACATCCTCATTATCCCTTTAAATCAAGGTTCACACCATGCTCGCAGAACTCTTTTTCGTGACCGCTCAAGCGTGCCAGAACGGTCAGTGTCCACCAACTACTAAGGATTCCTCGGTAGTTGCCACCACCGTGACTGTTGTAAACTGCCGACCGCTTTGGCTGGCTTATTACGACACGACAAAAAAGACTTATGACTGGCAGATGCCAAAACACTGGCGATACCGCCCCATCACAACCTGCTGCGGCGGGAAATGCAAATGACACCAACCACATCAACCGATGAGCGAAATAAAATGGGGTTCCCCGTGATCCCATTCGTTCTCCTTTGGCCGATCATCAAGCTGATAGCCGTGCCATTGATCCAGTCAGTGTTACCAGCACTGCTGCGCCAGATAGCTGACACGCTCGATTCTGGCGAGCCAGGCACGATCTCCACAGATGATCTCGGAGAATTGATTGACGGGCAGAAGTCACAAATGCACGCCGTTTACAAGGGGGAATAAAAATGGACCCTGAAATCCTCGCAGCAATAGATCAAGTGGTTTCAGCCGCGAACGCTAAACTCGCAGAAGCCGCTATGCGGTCCGAAGACGAAAAGGCTCAAATCAGAAAGGCGGCTCACCTTGAGTTATTGACCGCCTTAAAAAGTCGGTTGGGTCTATAAACTAACCCTCTTGATATTGGCAGGAATCATGCTCAAACCGTTCATCTCGCTGCTGATATCGCTATCCGCCATGCCAGTCATGGCAGACACGGGGCAGGCGACAAGCCTTCCCGCCATGTCCGAGTCGTCATGGATCTTTGTCGATGGCGGCAACACGTTTCTAGTCGGCAAACAGTCCGGGTCAGTGTTGATTCTGCGATCCGGTGACGAGCCGCGACCACAACCACGACCGATCCCGATACCGATCCCTGACACGCTCACGGGCGTCAAGTGGCTGAGTGTGATCGTTGACACAGACAACCCCGATCAAGCGGCATGGCGGACCGATTCCGCTCTCAGAACAGAAGTCGAACGCAAGGCGATAAACTACCGATCCTATCTCTCCACCGAATCGGACGTTGACACGCTTGGATTTCGTGCGTCGCTACAATCCACCGGCACGCCTTGCGTGATATTGCAGGACGCAAACGGCAAACTGGTCAAGACGATTCGACCCGCCAATCTTGCCGATATCATGGCGATACTGGAGGCGATCAAATGAGCGTCCCCGAACTATTCCCGTGTTTCGGGAACGATTGGCGGGGCATGGGCAACCGCCCACCGTCGATCAGTCTCAAACTCGGCTCGCAGCCACTCCCGGCCATCCTGCCAAGCGAATGGGTGGAATTCGACCTGACTACATCACCAAACTTCCCAATCAAGATCAAAGATCAAGGCCAGTTTGGCGCGTGCAACGGTCACGCCGCAGCCACATCGCTGGAAGTGGCTCGCTGGATTGCCGGTCAACCTCATATCGACCTATCACCCTGGCTGATTTATGCCGACCTGTGCCGTGGTTGGGATACCGGATCAAGCATTGCAGAGGCACTCCAACTACTTGAAAGGTCAGGCACTTGCGAGAATTCACTGGTTCCATTCGGCACGATCAACCCATCGTCAGTCAAGCAACAGGCACGCAACGATTGCAAACGGTTCAAGATTGAAATCGGTACCACGCTTTTGACTTGGCAGGATCTGTGTATTGCAACTCAACTCAGGCGACCGTTCAATTTCAGCGTTCCAGTCAATTCCGGTTTCAACGCACTCGACGCGAACGGTTGCCCATCGAACCGCTCAGGCTCGCACAATCACGCTGTGATGGGCGGACTAGGGATGAAGCGGGCCAGCGATGGGCAATGGTTGATCCGGTGGCAGAATAGTTGGGGCACGCGATGGGGTCAGAATGGACGTGCGTGGCTATGCGAAAAAAACATCGAAGGCTGGGGCTTTGATGCCTACAGTGTCTCTGCTATTGCAACGATCACGCCTGACACGGCACCTGCACTTGCGTTGTGACCAGATTAAGTGATAATGTAGTTACATGATTATCTGCGGCTCTTACGGGCAGGCCGCAGACTTAACTTAGCCCGGCGAAAAGGTATACCGACCATGCTTAATTCCGAGATCGCTGCACTACAATCCGAAGCCACCAGCCTCTCGGCACGTGCTTCGGAACTCCTCGCCAAAACCAATTACACCGCCGAAGAAGCGGCTGAAATGACATCGGTACAGTCGCGACTAGTTGCGAACCGTGCCGCTATCACCAAGTCACAGGACATCGACGCCTCCCGCACCCAGTTGCAAGCCAGCGTCACCGCCCATAACGCATGGGAGACACAAGTTCCTGCCACCAATCGACCCGCATCGGCCTACGATGTCAAGGGCACTCCAGCTGGCTACACGGCGCAGCCTGGCATGGTCGCTGGTGGGTACAAAGTGAATCTTGCAAACAAGGCTTACCAGCCCGAAATCGAGCCAAAAGGCGCAACGATTGAGGCTTATCTTGCCGATGGTTACTCGATTGACACCATCGAAAAGGCTTGTACACCGGCTTACAAACGCGAAGTCCTGAAGTACATGCGGTCCGGTGGACGTGATGTTTTCGGCTCCGGTGAAATCCTCCGAAAAGCCTTCACGGAACAGGGTACGATCGGCAACGCCGGTATCGGTGGTGCATTGGTCCCGATCCAGTGGTCGGAACTGATTATGAACCCGCCCACGGCAGGGATGTTGCAAGACGCGGTCCGCACGATCCCGACCACCGCCTACGAAACGCGTTTTCCACGCGTAAAATCGACCACCACCGCTGGCGGCTCAACGCTCGTGCCATTTCAGGTGGCCTCGCCTGTCACCGTTGAGTGGGGCACTGAAACGCCTTCCAGCCCGACCGATCAATCGGCCAATCTCGCGATTGAAAATGTGACGATTAATGTCAACGAAGTCTGGGCCTACGGCACGTTTTCGATTTCTTTACTCGAAGACAACGCCTACGGTCTTTCGACGCTGATCCCCGATATCTTCCAAAAGAGTTTGTCGTGGGAAACAGATAAAAAGCTGGTCACCGGCACCGGTTCCAGCCAGCCGTGGGGTCTTCAAGAGTCCGGTATTCAGACAGCGATCCAGATCGCAGCCACGACAACCGCCGTGGTCAAGTATGTGGATCTGATCAATGTGTTTTATGGATGTCCTCAGCAGTTCCGGGCCGCCGGATCGTGGTTGATGTCATCTGCCACGCTTGCCTCGCTTGCTGCACTGGTCGATGGCTCGCAACGACCTTTGTTCATGCCGAACTACGGTTTCATCGGCGACACGCCTGGCGGTGGATCAACCTGGCTGAATGGGTCGCTTCTGGGTCGCCCGATCATCATCAGCGAAAACGTCCCATCAAACGCCGCTGCAACCAACTTTATCTACTTCGGCGATTTCAAATCCGCCTATTACATGCTGGATCGGGTTAGCCCGACCATCAAAGTTAACGACCAGCCAGCCTACAAAAACGGCGCGTACGAATTCGTTCTTCGCGCTCGTCGTGGTGGTCGTGTTGTCATGCCCAACGCAATCCGTGCCCTCAAGGGCATCTGATTTATTAGTTGCTTAGTTCTCCGCCGCCCCGTCCCGCCTGCATGTCTTCCCCGTGCAGGCGGGATCTATTTCAAGAGATATCACCGTGCCAATCTCGCCATCGGTCACCAACCTGTATCCACAACTCGCCGCTCTTGCGCCGGGGCCTATGCAGGCTCTTGCAATGGCCGCCGAATCGTTCTTGGTGCAATCACTTGGCCGCGAGATTTCCGCCGGAACCAAAATACAATCGTTCAAGGGTGAAAATCAGACAATCTTGTGGCTCAATTGTTCGCCCGTCACCGCATTGATATCAGTCGTAATCAGCGGCAATTCCGCTGACATCGCCGGATTGAAATTCGATTCCGATGGTCGGTTATCGCGACAATATCAAGGATTCCAGAATCAGCTTTCAGGCTGGACACCGGGCATATCAAATATTGTGGTCACATACACCAGCGATGGGCTTGACCAGACGGTGCAGGACATGCTCATAGGTGCGTTTATGTGCTGGATGTTGGATATGCAATCGAAATCATCGGTCGCTTCCAGCGAGTCCATTGGCGACTATAGCTATGTGCTCAACACGGCGTTTATGAAGGGGTTACCGCCCTTCCTTTCGACGCTGATTCAGCCTTATCGCATCATGGCGGCGGGTTAAAAAAATGGCCACAAATATCACTGTCAAATGGCGTGGTAATAAATATTCTCGCAACGTCCATGTTGCGATGGTCAAGGCTATCCAGCGTTGCACATTCAAAATGGACGAGTTCACAAAAGAAATATTGTCGGTGGCAGGATCATTCCCCGGCGAACCATCAGCACCAGGCACGCCACCGCACAAGCAAACCGGATACCTGAGAAATTCAATCGGGTTTGAAATTGCACCTGACGGCTTATCGTCCAAAGTCGGGCCACGGGACATGATGAAATACGGTCGCGTTCACGAGTTTGGCGATCCAGAGTCAGGCTTGCCCGCACGCCCGTTCCTTGGACCCGCGTTCCAAAGGGCGTTACCGATCATGCAACAGAAAATCCGCGACGCACTCAAGAAAGCAGGCACAAAATGAGTCTTCCTGCCAACCTGCTAAATGCAACCGCAACGATCTATAAAGAGACCAACACCAAGGGAGCGATGGGGCAGCCCACACAAGCCCTCGTCAAGGTGATTGCATGTCGATGTCGGGTCGATCAGAAGTCCACATTCAGATATGTCCAAAAGGGCAATTTCGAGCAGACCCTAGGCCGATACACGGTCTATCTGCCAGGCGTCCAAATACAACCGATTGAACAAAACTTTTGGCTGCGGATCCAGTCTGACACGGGGCTAGATTTCACCGCCCAGGTGGACTCAGTCCGGTTGCCATCGCTCGCTAATCACCACACCGAAGTGGAAGTTATCCGCCGCAAGCCTAGTCTGGCGGTGCCCGCGTGAACCTCCCACAGTTGATCCAGACCTACTGGACCGCCAACAAAGGCTCGCTCCCTAATTTGTGGCTGGAATATGCACCCGACACGGACACCCCACCGGTGGCCGTGGTCACACCAGCTGGGTTCGCACGCGATTATGCAAACGCTCCATTTTACATGGACACGTACAAATACAAGTTTTCGATACTCGATATCGACGCTGTTTCAGCCTACACCAACGGTTTCGCAGCCATCACCATGATGACCGGTTTCACCTGCCCCGGCCTGATTAATATCACGAGCGAGCCAGAACAGTTTGCAACTCCATTTGCAACGGGCCAAATCAATATCTGGGCGTTTGAATTCAGTATCGACTTCCTCGTTACCCCCTCCTGATTCTGAAAGGGCTTTAAGCCATGCCAAAAGGCAATCCGCAGACATTTCGGAATGGAACCGTGATCATCTCGCCAATCACGCAGAACCTTGTCGCCAATAGCACTGGCAACGTCCCACTGGTAATCAAGTCCGGCTCCATCGACGGCGAAATCGAAGTCGCAGAGGCACCCACAAACCAGAACGGTACGCTGGTGGCTTATGGCAACTCCAAAACCACAATGGAACTCTCCTGCTATGTCAGTCAATCCAACCTGACGGCACCGTTTTCAAACGGCACCACATGGACATTCAAGCGGGGCGATTTCCTGACTGCCAATGTTACATCTGGAAGTCTGTCGATTATCGGCACGTTCATGATCACCAAGTACGCCACTTCGCTCGATCCGAACGACATCCTGAATATGGATTTCAGCCTCCAAAATCACGGCGATTTGACCACCGAAAATTGCACACTCGTCGCCAATTAAGGACTGATCATGCCAGCCGTATTTCATTTAAACGAACTTGGTGATGACTTCATTGAAGTCGAATCCAGCGGGGCAATTTTTAAATTGTCCCCGCTCACAATTGGTGGCCGGTCACGGATCCAAGCCACGGTGCGGAAAGTGGCCGACGATCCGATGGATCTGGCCAACATCGCCAGCCGTGGTCAAGCTCCAGCCGTGGTCGCTGAGATCTTCAAGGTTGCGATTCGCCAGCGAGCCTACTTTCCACCCGCAATCGACTCCGAAGACGGCGTGGCGCTAATCCTCCGCTCGATTGATCTGCAGGTGGCCGTGGTTGCGGAGATGTTGCGGAAGTTTCAGCCGGACACCTCGTCAGCACAAGCCGCGGCCATCGTGGACGTGATGGACCCGATGCGGTTCGCTGATCTTGCGACCTACGCTTGGACCGGCAAGAGACCGGGTGATCCAAACCCGACTCCGGCGGATCAGGCGACCCGGTCAACTGGCACAAACTGATTCGCCACATCGTGATTGAATGCCATCTGTCTTATCGGGACGTGTTGGAACTGACACCTTTGCAAGCCATCGCCCTGGTCACCGAAGATTCGGACCCACCGGGCCTGTTGCAACCTGACACGCTCATGTCTATCACCCGTTCGCTGGAAAGGATCTACCATCATGGCGGGTAATGAAGTCTCTCAACTCTATGTCCGGATCGGGACCAACCTTTCCGGCCTGACATCGGGGCTATCGAAGGCGTTTTCCGCGATCGGTGGATTCGCCAAACAGGTCGGATCGGTCGCACTTGGGACCATCCTCGCCAAAGGTATCGGCGGTGCGTTTTCGATGGTCGCCAACGGCATCGGCGACAGCATCAGCAACGCCAGCACACTCAATGAAACGCTCTCCAAAACAGACGTTCTGTTGGGTAATTCTGCCGATCAAGCCAAGAAGTTTTCGGCCGCTTTGGAATCAAAGGGGCTTGGATCACAGGCCGAAATCCTTGAAAGCTATCTCGCAAGTGTCAACCAACTGACAAATCAGGGCGTCGGTAAGCAGATGGCCCAAAACCTTGCCGAGCAACTCGAAGTCAGGGTGGGTGATCTAGCATCCCAGGACAATGCCGACCCGAAGATGATCCGTGAAAATCTGGCGTCCGCGATGGCCGGAGAATTCCAGATCCTTCGCAAGTACGGTGTGGACGCGAGCGCAGAGGACCAGCAAGCCAGCGGGAAAACCCGTTCAGAATATGTGATCAGTAAATTTATGGCCAAAACCAAGCGATCTGAAGGCGATTTTGAACGGACCAAATACGGTTTCGCCAACCTTGGGCGGGCATCCGACACCAAGACCACCGCCGCATCGACTCGGGTGGGTCAGGATTTATTGATTGTGGGGCAAGCGTTTCAGTATTTCCGTGGCCGATTCATGGACACGATTATGAAGGTGGCTGAAGGTGGTGCGTTCAAAAAGCTGGGCGAAAACATCTACACCGCGTTTTCGTACATCGCTCTTGCCGCTGATGCACTCATCGGACCGATCGTCAACGCACTGACCAACGCTCTCACCACCGTGTCAGGTTACGCCGCACAAGTGGCCGCGTTTTTGGCTAATCCTGCCGACACGTGGACACTGATCACCAACAGCATCGCACTTGCCCTACTGACCATCTGGGAGACGCTCACCACCGTTGCAAACAAGTTAAGTCTCGGTCTGGTCGCCAAACAGGACATGGGCGGTGCCAAGCAAGCGATTTACGATGAAAACGCAGCTGCGTCAGAACGCATCGCAGCATCGAAGGCATCGTTCGACGCTCAGGTGGGCGACCTGAAGGATAAGTTCACCGCCTCCACACCGTCTTTGAGCGGTGCCGGTGCCCTCGGCATGAACGCACCCGCCGCCACCAGCATGAAAGCCAGTTCCTCCGCTTTCAATTCGCTCCTGTCTGGCGTGTTCGCTCAAAAGCCTGATAAACAATTGGGCGTGCTGCAACAAATTGCAACCAACACCGCACCAAAGGACACCGGAGCAGCACCGGTCACCAATAAAGCCACACTTGCAACACCTAAAACCGGAGGCGGAATCTTGTGATGATTTTCGAGAACTGGATTCCGCACACGGACGGCTTTGGGTACAGCGGTGAGGCCAACACGCTGACCTATTCAGGCCGCTGGCGTGCCCCTTACAGCACACTGACACTCACACAGGCACGCAACCTGATCGACCCCGCAGGGCGGTTTCTGGCCGCAGCAAACGCGACGATCGGGACACCATCGCCAGCGTACGTTTATAAAGAGCAAATCGAGCATTCTCTAGTTGCTGGTTTAACCGCCCAGCGAATGACGATCAAACCGCTCAACGATTTCAACGCCTACTCGATGGACACCTTGACTGGCAACTCCAACGATGGCTTATGGACAGGCAATTCGACAGCAAAAAACATCATTGAAAACGCAGGGAATTGTATCGTCGATGTCGAGTGGATGCTGAAACCAACAAATTGTTTCGGCATCAATTGTGCCTATGTTTCGGTGAACGGCACCGGTGAATTTCAGGAGATGGGAGCAGACCGGACAGGCTACACGATCCAAGACACACGTTCCCAGAGTGGCAATATCACAAGTTCCACCTGGCCACTTGACACGCCCGGCAAGACCGGGATATCCGTCATCACAGCCTGCACACCAACCAACACGACAACCTGGGCAAATGCAACGTGGTCATATCTGCAACTCTACCCGCTCTCAAAGGGTCAAACATTAATCGAGCCAAAAGACTCGATCACAATCGAATATCCGTGGGTTGCATCAAACCGCGTCAACCTCTCCTTAATGCGATCGTTGCGTGGAAAGATCAACTTACACGACACGGTCCAGTGGCCTGCCGGATCACTGTTGTATGAGGGTTCTGATGTTGAATCGGCTATCTCTCCACTAGGAATCATGGGCTATAAAATCACTCACCATTTTACGGCCAAAGATCGGGACTGGAATTTAATCCCGATCACCCCATCAGCCATATCCAGCACTAGTTCCAACGTGACGTGGAAGCAAACGAGTTACGGTTGGGCCACATATCGCCCGCCCACAGCGACCAGCAACGGTTCGTACGCACCCGGTCAACCGGCTGGCTTGTACCCCAACCTGACGCTAACAAATAACTACGACTCGTATTTAAATCGCGTCTATCAGTACGCTGACTTCTGGACATCGGCGGTTTCAACTCTGTTTTATTACGGTTTCGATCCTGCCGCAACATGGGCCACGCCTGCCGTTTGGCCTTACACTTGAGGTGACGCGATGCCTGGTATAGTCTACACATCAACCGTATTCACCGGCGCAGGGCTTCGCAACCTTGCCGGCCAGCGTGTCTCCTATCAGTGGTTCGGATACGCACTTGACCCTGCCAACGGGACGATCCCGACCACACTCACTTCGATATTGAACGGTACGATTTCAATCGAGCAAAACACGCCCGTTGCAACCGCACCAACGACAGCGTTCAACGGATTCGTCGATGGCTGGAGCGAATGCACCACCATTTCAGGCTCCGTAGAAGGCTATATCCAGCCATCGTCCGTGGTGCCGACCATCACAGGTGCAACCAAGTCGTTTACCTCCAGCCGGTACTATTTCAAACTGCTGATCGGGTCGGTTTACTACGCTGGTTTTGGCTATTTCTCGAGCGCGAAAATCAGTGCCGATGTTAATGATGTCACAAAGATTGCATTTGATTACACTTTGGTCGGCATCCCCACAACCGCACAAATGGCCATCGTCACAGGAGGATCGGCACCGCCGACCACATAAACATGAATCGCAAATCACTCAATGTCTCAGGGATGCGGGCTTGTGTCACTCCAAACGGACTGACGCTTCAACAGATCAGCGATGGTGTCTTTTTAATCAAAATATCCGCAAAAACGGTCGTCGCCGGTGTCAGTCAGTACACATGGACGATGGTCACGCGGGCCACAGATGGCAGCTATCAGGCCAGCACACAAGGCGGCGGGCCGGGTTATGATCCTGCGTTCGAGATGAACAATCAAGACGCCACCATCGGATGGGTCTATCAAGCCAAACGCGATCAATCGACGGGGCAACCGCTTTTTTTTTAAGGAATTTATGCACCGCTCCAGTCGATCCCGGCTGGCCGTGCGGTCTGTTTGCATTTCACGGGATCTTTGAATACGGCTACCTTGATTCGACTATCGGGACTGTTAATTCGTCAGTGACGGATAAGCCGTCAATCGAGAATATTCAAGACTTCCGAATGTCGCAATTCACCGACTCCACAGGCACGCTCAGGCAGTTCCGCGGGGCTTCTGGATGGTATTTTCAGGCCGCTGCATCGACCGGACAGGTTCGCGTAAATAACACCGCCAATGATGAGCGAGATATCACCAACCGCTCGTCATGGCTTAACCTTGTGGATTACTGGTCAAACGGTCCAACGCCGCCCACGAATGGTTTAGATTTCAAGGGAATCAATTATTTATTCCAAGGCACGACCACATTTGGTGGGTATCTTTACGGCACAAGAGACCCTGATGTCCTGCCGGGACAGCCTAATTATCCAGTGATTATGTCATCGCCTGGGCCGATCCGAATGACTTATCTTTACGGTGATGTCAACGCATCGAATAATTGCCAGATGCAATTTGAACTGCAATCGGCTTGTAAGGCCAGGCTGAAAGGCACGACCCAATCTATCCCCAATTGGGCCACATCCGGCTCGCTGGTGCCTGATACTTCGGAGGCCAACACCAGCATCAAATCAGGGACAGATAACTACATTGTTTTCGATGGTCTAAGGGCGATCCGGATCAGGCCATTAGGCTGGCTTGCACACATGGCCGACCACGTCATGAAGCAGTCCGACAGCTTTAATTCCGGCATTTTCCCCGGCGGTATGACGATGGTCTGGAAAATGAACGGCAGTCCGTTCGCCTTTGACGGAACCACTCCCCTAGGCGACTACACCGAACAGGGAAGCACTGTGGGCGGTGTGTTCGTTTACAACAACAAAATTGAGTTCACCGGCTTCCATCATAGGCACTTCGGAGAGTGGTGCGAATCACATCTCGGAGCACCTGACCGTTTCGGGTTGCGTGCCCGTGCCAAGGTCTGGTACACATCGGCTGGTGGAGGCACATCAACCGCCCAGGCGGATCCCTATAAAGTGTTGCTGGCCGGTTCAGCCTGGACACCACCGGACGAGGTGGTGGAAGTGCAAGCGACACAGCGAAACACTGTTCACACCGGCCCATCAGGGCCACCGTTTTATATCCCACCAGATTACGCCCACAACGCCGGATTCGTGTTTTCGTTCGCCCAAACCGTGAACAAGATTGCCTACCTGCACGTCACGTATCACTACGGGGATCAGGTTATCGGCACCCAGTTCTGGGGCGGCCACGATGTGTCGGGCTTTCCGTGCACCGAAAGTTACTCCAACACAATTGGATTCACGAAAATCAACGCCAGCGATGTCGTGACAGACAACTTCACAGCCTCGCTGGTGGGGATGCCGTTCGGAGCAACTACTGATTCACCGCTGCCAAAAGTTTATCTGGCAATCAAATCGGTGACGGGGACGAAATTTCGAGCCGTCAGTTTTCAGATATTTTGGACAGCGCCGATTCCCGCCGGATCGACCTACACAATCGACTGGGGTGATGGCAGCACCAGCACCGGCATCAGCACGCTCACGCCTTCGCACACTTACGACACCGATGTTTCAGGCACGAAATACCGTGTCGTTTTAACCGCTTACTGGTCCGGTGGCACAGTCTCGCACGGGACTTATATTTCGCTATAAAAAATAAAACCCGCTCAACCTTCTAGGGAATAGCGGGTTCTAACTTCTTAAATACGACATCCCCGATCCGAACGCTCCGTGGTTGCGGTCCTGCCAGCCAGTGAACATACCAACCAACAATTCCGCTCCGGCCTTCGCCGGTTGTGTGTGGGGACATTATATCACAATCAACCGAAGTAGTAGACGACCGATCCGATAAACCCAAAGATGAGTAACCACCCCATCTTGGGCGGCACGCTCACGCCGGACGCCATCAGCGTGATTGTGCCAAAAAAGAATATCGGAATCGCCAACAAGATCCCGAATCCCGTGGCCGACAACATCAGGCAGATGATCACCAACAATAGCCAAGCAACAATCTTCATTCCCGGCTCCACTAATTAGAGTTACTAACCGGCCACCGGAGCGAATCACTCCGGCGCATCCTCACACCACCCCCGCACCACTTCCGCCTCCCTGATTCCGCGAGCCGCAGCGACTCTGCGGATCTTTGCCCGCAGCTGCGGCGACAGGCTAAAAGCGAACCGCTCAGCAAGACCCGCCGCCTCGGTCAGCTTGTACACGCGGGGTTGACGCTGCATCTTCTCGACACGGGGCCTGCCGGGGCCGCGTTTGACGGGGTCAGTCATATTGTTTCCAGATCCTCCCTAATCTTGTAGCTTGTTAATAGGTCCGCATATCCAGCTTGGTCATTGATTAATAGATCATTATTAGCCTGACGTGTAGCCAGAAGACGACCGTAATCATTTGCATTTCCGCAAGATACCTGATCATCATCATCTGCTTCAAATAAGTCTTCTGAGTGCCGAGGGAAATCAAACCATCCACGCATCCTCACAAGTGTATCGGCGTGAAAATCCTGTAAGAGTTCGGGCGTGCAAGTATCTACACTGACCACTTCTGGGCTTCGAGGCGGGTGCGAAAGCTGTGGGCTAATCCACAAAATATAAAGCTCGTCGTTGTTTTTACGAAGTTCAATCGTACCGTTCATCGTTCCGGCTCCGGTTAGTGGTGGTGATTAGACTGAGGTTAAAGCGGATTCGCGGCTCTCCGCAAGTTCTTCGCCGCTGCCCATCCAGTTACCCAGGGCACACTCTGACACGCCGTGTGGACCCACCGCGTACCGAAGCCCGGCGTTAGTGCCAACAGTTACCAGTGTGATCGGGTTGTCGTTAGCGGTGCCGTCTTCGAGTTGCTCGAACTCGATCAGGTCGGCTGGCCAGTCGCGGCTGCTGCTGGGTGCCCGGTCCGTGAAGTCAAAAGTCCCAAAGCACTCGGCAAACTCGCCATAGCCATACTCGTTTTCGATCGCGGCAAGGACCAGTCCAGCCTCGCCATAGACCGAGCCGCTGTTACACGCCAGACTGACCCAGCCATTGGGCAGCGAATCGGTGGCCTCGACGTCGAATGCACAAGGCTCAACGCCTGTACCCTTCCAGCCTAGGCGATCCAGCTCGGTTTCGATCTTGGCTACGATTTCGGCGATTTCAGCGGCTGATTTGATTGCGATCATCTTACTGACTCCTGTTAGGTGTGATTCAAACTCGTAAACTTGCCCCTCCGCAGAAGGGCCGGATGGTGTTAGGCGCAACGATTTAGGACGAGACGGATCACGCAGGACGCATTGAGCTTGCGGAGGATTGATGTCCGGTCCGCCAGTTTTGAGTTGTATTCAAGACGTCCGGCAAGTGCCAGGCGACCGTGTGTCAAGTGAGCCATCAAAGCGGCACGACCATCGGTTGTCAGTGTGTTACGGTACTTGCGGGACAGCTTGCCGGGGCGGGTCATTGTTGCGATCATGTTACTTACTTTCGTTTGAGTTCGTTGCGTTTCTCGTCCTTACACCTATAGATTATCACACTCTGTATCATAGTCAAGACTATTTATGTGATATTCTCAAAATAATTTTCACGACACCTCCCCTGCCCCACCATCGACCACCGTTTCAGCCACATTTTCAACCGCCTGAATCGACCGTTTCAGCCTCGACAAACTAGCCCCGCGAAGTCGCATCATCGCGACGATGCCATCCGCCTGCGAGCGTGGGAGCGCGTCGATCAGCGCCACGATGGATCGGGTGACAATCTGACCGGATCCGCAACTGAGCGTGTATTCAAGCGCTCCTAGAAGTGCCGAAGCATCGGGCGAAAGTTGACAACCCAACTTTTGACCGACGGGCAGATTCTTCGAATCTTCGCGGTGTAATTTCTTCCCCATCTCGACTCCTTACATCCTCAAATGATCTCGCCGTCATCGTGACGGCGAGCAATTAGCCAGTTGGACTCAGTTTATCTCTACCCCCCCCCCCCCCCCATCTTACCATCGGGATAGAGTTGGTCTGCAACGCTTAAAAGCCCTTCCACAGTCTCTTTAGAGTACCTGCGCGTCATGCGTGGATCGGTGTGACGGAGCACCTTTTGAGCCGCCTCGATATTTAATTTTTCGTTGATCTCGGTTGCCAGATTGTGGCGTAATTGATGTGGGTACCAATGTGGTACACCAGCGGACAGGCACGCACGGGCGACACTTTTTTGTTGATGTCCCACGCTCCACGGGAACCATCGGTCACAAAATGTCTTGGGCATGTGGGCCTGCAACAACTCGACAGCCGGCGCCGGAATCAGCACGAATGCCACGCCGATGTGCTTTTCAGTTTTGTGCTTTTCTAAACGATAGATCCAGTGATCGCGTGACATGTCGCAATCCTGCGGAGTCATAGACAGCAGTTCCTTGGACCGCATACCGGTAAGACGCTGCACCTGAATCGCAATCTTCACGCCCGCAGGAAGGTAGGGCAGGACCAGTTCGTACTGACTGGAAGTGACTGGTTCCACGGCTGGATTGTCGATAGCGCCTTCTCGCCCAGGTGCGATCGGCTTGACTGCCGCCAGCCGCTGCCACACGTCCGGTTCCACCAGCCCTTCCTCAACCGCCCATTTGAAGCACGCGATTATCTGGGTGGCTCGCTTGTTGACTGACCTCCGCACGTGTCCTTTTTTGATGAGTGACTTGCGAACCGCCTTAAGTTGTGGTGGCCCGAACTCGCCAGCGAGCCGACTTCCATATAGATCAGTCAGCGAATCGACCGCATATCGCAGATTCACCGCCTCGGTTCGACCATTTTTGTTTTGGCCGTAGTAGCCGACGCAGAAGGCCAAATACCTGATGCCTAATTCCATCACGGTCAGTGGCTTTTCGGGCACGACCTCGACAGGCCAATCGCCGGTTGCGTGGATGACCTCGCAAAATTCGTAGAACGCCTGGCGCGATTCGGGCGAGTTGTACGCCCCTGGCAGATACTTGTACACGGTGTTGAAATAGATTCTGGCGCGACCAGAACTATGCAAAGTGTACTTTGGTATAGGGTTAGGTGGGCGTGCCATGTCGCCGCCGAAGAAAATTCTCAACATATGTGTCTAAGTATTCCGGAGAGTTCGAACACTTAACGTCTTGTCTTAAAAGCCTTAATCCTAAAGACTTACCGCAATACACCCGGCATGATTCGAACATGCGACCTTTTGCTCCGGAGATTTGCAAGGTCGTCGATTCAGATCTTCTCAAAGTGTAACCCATGTGTCACCAACGGATTGCGAGTTTAAAGGGGGAGGACGGGTTAGTTAGACGATGACGTTTTTCGCGAAATCGACTTAAACGAGTCCGATGCGTTCTTTAGCATTTCGGGCCAGTTGGATTCGCCGGAGGCATACAGAGATGCCGCCATCCAAGCCCAGATGTCTTTTTCTAGCGGCACCTTGCCGTTGATGCGGAAATCAGCCATCTCGGCCCATGCCGAAATCTTTCTGACTGCTCCCCGAAGTTCCTGCGGTGCTCTGAACATGACGCCAACCTCGGCTGTTTTAGCCTCAATCGGTTTATTTTTCGTGATCACTGATCTTACTCCTATATATGTGGAAAGATATCTATCCACATATCCATAGTAAGACATCTGGCAAGAAAAGTCAATTCTCAAATTTATCTTGATTACAGAAAGATATATTGCTATATTACTTTCGTTGGTTGGTTACTAGACTACAAAGGGGACAAAAGTGGTAACAAAGCATCGGATGATGATTAATGTGGACAAGTCGGTTTATGAGTGGATACGGGATCACTCCCACACAAGCCGAACGAGCATGTCAGGCATCCTAAACGAGCTGGTCAAAAACGAGATGGTGAAAAATGGCGAGGAAACCGAGATTACGGCGAACCGTGTTGATGTGGTAGGGGCTGCGAGTTGAAACGGGGGCTAGTGTGGGAGCAACCAATCGGGGTTGTTCAAGGTGTCTTGGAGGAGCCTGAAGCGGGTTACGTTGACCCGCACGATGCGGAGGAACGGGAAGCAATTCAGTGGTTGGAAAATGAGGAGAAGAAGGGTCGCGTGAAAAACTACGATGCAAGACCAGAATAAATCCGCCGTCTCCGAAGTCTGGCAAGAATATTTTGACGCCTGCAAGACAACCGACTGGTTTCGCGTTTTTGACGCGATGGTCGCACTCAGGTTAAGACCTGTCCCGATTGGTTTGGACAGGAAGACGCACAAGGTCAAGATCCCCCAAGGCGACAATTGGGGCCTGATCACGATTGAAGAACGGCGAGCCAGACTAGGTCGAATGATCAAGTCGGGAAAGATCGTTGGTCTTGGTTGCCAGGCAGATGGGTATGTGGTTCTCGATATCGACCCGCCAGATAAGGACCGGAGGACATTGGGCAGGGCGTGGAAAGAAGCAGCGTCTGTCTTATTAGGTGGCGAGGATTGGCCAAACACCCTGACCATCAGGACGCAAGCCGGATGCCATGTCTGGTTTAAGACGACTCCAAAGATTCAGGCTGCTTGGGTGGATTCTGGCAAGCAGGAAATCCCGCTACCATCCGGCGGACAGGTGGAGTTTTTTACGGGTAACAAAGCCCAAATGCAAGTCGCTTGCCCACCTTCTGAGGGTAAAGCCGTTGCTATGGAGCAGGAACCAGCCGACATGCCGGAATCAGTGGAGATGGCGATATTAGAGCTGGTCACACCACGAACCGCAGCGCCGGCACGAACCGTGGTCGCAAAATCACGATCCGCAAGTCCAGCGTCACAGGATGATGAGGGCTGGTTTCGGAACGAACTGGCCTACCACGCGAAACGAAACACGAATGCAAGAGAAGGCGAACGGCATGGGATGTATCGCAAAACCTGCCGACTGATGGCCGGTCTTGCAGCTGGCATGAACTTGATGGGAATGGAGGAGACCATCTATCAAAGTCTTGCCAGTGCCCACCGTGAGGCAAAACCGGAAGTCTCAGATTACGTATTGTCTGAAACGTTCCGTTGGGCTTGGGATAGGGGCGTTACGGCACCACTTTGGAGGGAACATGTAGAATCAGAGGAAGGTGGAGTGGCCACAAAAACCCGTAAAAAGGTAAAGCTCACGTCACTCAATTCCGATTCAGCTTTGCCAAAGGAAGGCTATACCGACTTGAAATTCGCCGAAATGGTTATCGCCGCGTTTGGCGAAAGATTCCGCTATATTGAATCATGGAAAACATGGGCGTCATGGGACGGCGACAAAGGTGTCTGGGTTCAGTCCCAGTGCCTGCACCATGAACTATTCAAGGAATTTGCGAGCGGTGACGATTCTTATCTTGGCTCGATGGCCAAGATCAAATCAGCCGCTTCAATCGCGATGTCTGATAAACGGGTCATGGCTTATCCTGATCAGTTTGACGCCCAGGTTGATTATCTGAACCTCAAGAACGGTGTTTTGGACCTCGTCGGCGGGCAGCTGCTCGAGCACGACCCCGCGTTCATGTCCACCAAACAGGCCGACGTGGAATTCGTCCCATCTGCAATCTGTCCGAAATTCATCGCGACACTGGAACAGGTTCAACCGGATCCTGAGATTCGGCTATTTTTGCAACGCTGGCTCGGTACTGTTTTGTGTGGTCGCACCCTGGCCGAATCGGTGGTCAATTATGGTGACGGTGCGAACGGTAAATCGACCATCCTTGAGTCCGTTGGCCTGATGATGGGCACTTACTTCGCGAAAATGCCACGCGGCTTTATTGCCAAAACCAAGGGCGATAGACACCCAGCGGAACTGGTCACTCTTTACGGTGCCCGTTTCGCCCTGGCATCTGAAACCGACATATCTGACGCCCTGGACGAATCCAAAATTAAAATGATCCTGGGCGATGGCTCCATCACAGCCAGGCGAATGAACGAAAACTTTTGGTCGTTCAACCCGACCCACAAATTCGCGATCGCTGCCAATCACATGCCGTCAATCGTCGGTCAGGATTCAGGCATCTGGCGTAGGCTGGCGTTTGTCCCGTGGACCGTCACCATTCCAGAGGAGCAACGACAGCCTGAGTACGAGAAAGTATTGCATCAAGAGGAATCAAGCGGCATCCTGAACTGGTTGCTTGAGGGCTACAGGCAGCACCAAGCGATCGGGCTGGCCATTCCTGATAAGATCAAGGCCGCTGGAAAGGATGTGCAGGAATCGAGCGATTGGCTTGGGGAGTTCTTCTCAGAGAACCTGACCACACAACCGAAGCCTGGGTATGCTGACGCCGACCGCATCCGAGCCAGTCAGGTCTACGAGCTGTATAAGAAGTGGGCAGTGGCGAACGGTGCGGTAGTGCTGGCATCGAACAAGGCGATACCACTATTCACAAAGCGTGTTGAGCAACTTAAGGCGGCATCACGGAGGCTCCAGAACGTCACTTGGTACATTGGCCTTCGGATTAAAGACGAATCTGATCACCAGTACGAGGCCGATGGGATCGTGATCCCTGCCGGGTCGCCTTTTTGAGTCCACCAAAACCGTTGATCGGGCCATCGAAACACGGTAAAACCCGTGTTTTTTCGTTGACGTTTGTCGTATTAATTAATACGACGTTTGTCGTATTAATTAATACGACACCTGTAAAAAGTTAGCGGCTAACTTCGCACTTCAGGTAGGGGTCGTGGTAGGGGTGTAGTTAGGAAAAGGTAGGGGTAAAGGTAGGGGTTTTATACTTATTTACTAGGGGTATTATAAAAAGGTAGGGGTATATTGTCATCTACACGCACACACACACACACACACACACACACACACACACACACACGCACATACGCACACATCCGTGAGTGAACTTTTTCCATACCCCTACCTACCCCTACCTTGTTTTTTAATTCCTTTACCACATAGGAAGTTACACGATAATCGGACGGATCGAACCCCTACCTTGCACCCCTACCTTGTATGGTATCGCATGTAGCTATCAAAAAATATTTCAAGAAATCTTGGAATAGACGTTGACTATAGATAGATAGATTGATATATTGATTACATCAGGGGAAGAAGCCTGAAGCCAGTAAGTAAAACAGCCCAGTAAGTAACACTCTTCGCGGAGCACGCAATGAACAGCATCTTAGACCAAGACCTAGACCACCAAGCCAGCCTGGCGGCTGGCCTGCGTGATTACGACGGCCAATGGATCGAGAGGGAGCGTATGGCCAACGAACTGCAACAGCGTTTTGAATCGTCCCGCCAGCGTGAGGAAGAGCAAGACGCTCGACTGCTCGACACCGCTTTTCAATCTGAACAACGGTTGCTCAACACCATCGAATCGGCCTTATTGGACGATGATCACACGGCCAATCTGTCGCACGCTGCTGTGACCATCGCTCGGCTCCGCAGTCGGTTGACGGAGGTGACACGATGACCGTTCTTAACTATCTTGACGACCGGACAAGCCGTCTAGTGATCCGACAAACCGAAGAAATCATCCGCTTGAAGAACCAGCTCACCACGCTGACTTGGGCGGCACACATCCCGCTCTCGCTAGCCGATGGCGAGGCAATGACCGCCTGTGATATTGGCGTGTTGCGGTCTGAAGTGGACTCCGCTGAAGAATTGCTAGGGGGTGCCAAGTGAGCAGTGAATTAATCGACGACACAAACACGGTACTTGATGAATTGAACAGCCGAATCGGCAGGTTTATACATCTTGAAGATGAGATCGAAAAACGTGCGAAGGCTAAGACTGATCAACACGGTCGATGCCGCGTCAACTGCCACTGGGTCCAGACACTGATTAAGACAGCGTCTGCTGGCCGGAACGTCGAATGGCTCGAAGGCAGGCTTGATGACCTCGAATCCGAAGGATTCATTCAGGAGGAACTGAAGGGCGTGCCCGAGCACATTATTAATCACGCGATTGCCCTGTGCAAACAAGCAATCGCCAACCAAACACCGTCATTGGTGTAGCACCGCGAGCCACGGCCAGCCGTTCGCTTGCTGGCCGTGGCGTGTTTTCAACCGTTCCAAACAGATCACAAACGACACAAACGGATCCAAACAATGAGCACTGCAACCAAAACCGAATCAATTTACGGCAAGAAAACATGGACTCCACAAGGGGTTCTGAGCTATCCACACCTGTTTGAACCACGGGTGAACGAGTACAAAAACAACAAACTGTTTTACCAGGCCACCATCTTGGTGCCCAAAGTGGACATGTTTGAAGAGCTGGCCGCTGAAATGCAATCCATCAGCGAAAAGGCTTTCGGCCCATCGTATCGCAAACTGTCCACCCACTCGAACTGTGCTATCAAAGATGGGGACAAGTTGCTCGATAAAGAAGGGGTGCTTAAAACCAATCACCCTGAGGCTGGCTGTTGGGTGATATCCGCCAGCACCGGTTCGGCATTCCCGCCAAACGTGATTGACCGCAACGGTAGACCAATTACGGATCACAACGCAATTTACGGCGGGTGCATCGGTCAACTGCTGGTGACACCGGCGACTTACAGGGTGACTAAGAATTTCGGCGTGTCACTGTACCTGGTCGCATTTATGAAACTCGCTGACGGCGAAAGTTTCGGCGGCACATCAGGATTTAATCCGGTTTGCGACATGCCAGCGACGATCGAAGTTGCTGCCCACCTACGGGGCAGAATGCAGGTTCGCCCAGGCGGAATCGCGACACCCGTTGAAACTGATTCCGATCGGATCATGCGAACTCATTTTGATGCCACTCGCAACAACGGCCACGCGGTTGACCAGTCAGACGATGGCACCGGCGATATCCCATTCTGACCCCACGGACGGTTGCCCAGGCTGGTCATACGCAGCCAGCCTGGGATTTTTCACCACACCACTATATTTGAAAGGTAAGTAAGTTGAACACTGAATCAGCAGTAGCAGAGGCGATACCACAGGCGAGCACGATGCTCGTGGTGCCTGGAATGATAAATCCGGTCGAATTCTATTCGAATCGTCACAAGATCAATGCGATCCTAGACGACATCGGCTGTCAAGCCCACTCAGTGGAGCACGATGTAAGTACTTTGAAGGGTAGAACGTCGATAGCCGGAACCGCTTACAAGGTGGCTCGCTCGAAAACATATCTTGACGGTCTGGGTAAACAATTGGTCGCGGAGATCAAGCAACAGGCGGCAGCGGTGGATGCAGAACGCAAGTATATTCGCGACACTTTGGATGAACTGCGCGATTCTATTCGCAAACCGCTTGATGAGTGGGAAGCGGCTGACGAGGCACGCAAGGCTGCACATCAAGCTAGGCTCCTTCGCCTAAGCGGGATTTCCGCGTTTATCCTCGACACGCCCTCTGAACTTGATGCCAAGATCGCCCAGCTAAACACGCTGATGAATTGTCATTGGGAAGAGTTTGGCCAACAAGCCGAAATCAGATCAGCCATTATACTTAAGTCGCTCGAAGACGCTCGGGAGGCGGCAATTGCTCGAATTGCTGAAGCCGAGAGACAAAAAGAAATCGCAGCCAAAAATGCGGCTGAAAAAGCTAAGTTGGAGGCTGAACGGAAAGAGATTGCAGCTCAACAGGAGGCTGAAAAAGCTAAGTTGGAGGCTGAACGGAAAGAGATTGCAGCTCAACAGGAGGCTGAAAAAGCTAAGTTGGAGGCTGAACGGAAAGAGATTGCGGAGTTGCGAGCGGCATTAGTCCTGCCAGCCGTAGTGACTCCTGTCGCACAACCCGCTGGAACGACAAGCCAAA